GCTGCCATCATATGCCTTGGTTTCGCCTTCCCATGCGCTGGAGGAGTCATTGTGGCTTGAAGGTATTCGCCAGCCCTGAGTTATCGGATTATGCAGTTCAACTACATATCTGCTTTGGGGCGGTATATGCAGGCCTGCGGCCGAGAGAATAGGCGTGCCAAATACCACACCAGATGGTATGCCACTGGGTCTTATAACGCCTGATACAATGATACTAAGCTCAGGTTTACCGAAAGTAATTCCTGATGCTATACCAGATGGCAAGATGTTCTGGTTAAGTTTAGCTATACCAAAGACTAGTGTAGAAGCTATACCGCTGGGCGCAATACTAAACCCACCAAATGATATGATAGGTGCGCCAATGCCCAAAGTGCTGGCAATTCCAGAGGGTAGAATGTTCAGGTTTAGATTAACCGTTCCGAAAATAAGACCGGCAGAAATTCCTGAAGGTACAATGTTTTGGTTTAACTTTGCAGTGCCAAAAGCAAGAGTGGGTGCTATAGCTGATGGAGAAATGGTTGCGGCAGAAGTTGCACCAGTGCCATAAAGAGATATCGGGAAACTCTCAGAACTATAGGTTTTAGTACTGCCGAAAGCATCTCCGCTACTATACATAAGGGAAGAACCCCCAGAGGTATCAATCTCCAGACGGCCCCCTGAATAATAAACTCCTATTAAATCTCCTGTAGTTACATCTATAGATAAACCTGTAAATGTTCGCTTTGCCCCAGAAGCTACTGACCCTATAGTTTCATAATCTCTCCCTGTATAACTTGTACCAGAACCATAAAAAGTTCCTACTTTAACACCTGAAGCGCTTAAACTGAACCAAACTTCAATAACATCTAGGATTCCGGTGTCGTTAGCGGGTTTGGAAGCCTCCAGAATAGTCAGACTATAAGTTAGGCTACCCGCTCGATTGATAGCTGCAATGCCGATATCAATTAAGCTCATATCAAGCCTCCATTAGTTCTGTACCAGGCATTATCTCCTTCTCGCCTTTGGAGTACTTGGCAGAACATACAGTAAGCGGACAGAGTTGCCGTGCAGGTTTAAACTCCCAGCCAGTCTTTTCATTCTCGGCACAGTTAGCTTTCAGTAGCTTTATACGTGCCTGTACCGCATCATCGAGGTCTTCAAGAGTGGCAGGCTTAGCGAAAAAGTGGCAATTAAACGGGGTATCCTTCATCTCCCAGCCTATGTTTTTATCTACAAAAGCCTCATAGTCAGCCTTTGAGATTGCCCCGTCTTTACCGGTCAGCCCGGTCATTTCCTTCTCGGTTAATTCACGGGCCGGCACACGGACATGATATCCAGCATACAGAGGCTCACCTTTTTCCAGACAGAAGTCTACCCGGACAAACTCCTGCCCCTTTTTATTTATTTGGGTGCTGTCAATAATTGCGTACATACATACACCCCCCTTAAAGAGCGAATATTTTACTTGCGTCGTTATCCCAGACTATATTTATATTTGCCCCATTGGGAGTAATGGGCAGACCGGTAGCGGTATCTATAATCGCAATCAGACGTGAGGTGCTTTCTGTCCCGGTGTCTTGCCAGATAATGATGTACTCGCACTGGTCTCCTGTGACCGCACTGGCGGTAACATCTGCAGCATCAAACACACCACCTGTTACGAATTTGCCGGACAATGTAACCGTAGCCACTCTTGCCCCAGCAGGTACATCATCAATGAAATCATGGTTAGCAAGGTCCGGGGTATAGTCAGCTGAATCAACTAGCGTTGCCTTAATAGTGTCATTCAGTAGATCAATTTGTTTGGAAAGAAATGCCTGTTTTGCCTTTGCGTACAGTGCGTTAGCCATAATTAACTCCTTTTAAATATATCTACTTCGGAATACAGTCTGTAATGTGCCCTTTATTCCAAATCCGGTAATAACAATTGCATTGGTTTGCCCAGGTAATAGCCTTGGGAATTGACCGGATACGTCAGCCATAGACTCCGTGCCGTTCTTTTTGACTACCCAGTGTTCGGTGTCTATCTCCAACTCGTCTGTATCAACCAGGCTGTTATCCCAAATTAACTCTTCGCCGGTATCGTTGTTTTTGACGGATATCGGCCCGGATAGAGACTCACCAGCTGTCAGGGTATAAACCGGCAAGGCAATAGCCGAGCCACCTACAGTTATGCTTACCGCTGTCGGGTCTGTGTCTATATTGTCAGTCTGATCGGTTTCAGTGGTAGAGTAGCCGTAAGGATCTGCACAAATGAACGATATGACGCCAGACATGCTGGTCTGGGTCAAGTTTTCAGCGTCTATCTCATCCAGAGCAGCGTTGTAGTAGATACCATGTATAAAATCGAATACCAGTTGGCCAGTCTCTACTGTAGTTAGTAGCCGTTTTATTGATGCCAATCTGGTATGAATATCTAATAGACTACTACCCACAAGTACAAATTCAGTTGATATTTTGCGGGCCTCTCTTTTACCATGAGAGGCGAAAGCTCTGGTATCTAATTGGGTCACATCACGGTTAAAAGCCGTTTGGTGTATTTTGGCTTGGGTGATGGTAATTCCATAAACGCTGAGGTCAGTTCCGTTAAATGATACGCTGTTGGCCATTTAGGCACCTGCCAGTCTGAGTTTCCGCTCATAAGTGCGTTGGATAACCTCAGATACTTGCTCTGCAATACGGCCTATGTCGGCATCTTCTCGTATTACCGCACCGTTAAAGTTCAGATTAAAAGTTGCGCCCATGGCTCCTCCGGATTGGCCGGCGGGAATAATAGTTTCACCCCCATGTACCAGAGCTAAGGTAGGTGAGCCAATCGGTCCTGGTACTGTCCCACCCAGTGCAAATCCGGGGATGTTTCCGGAGGCGGATATCTCAGTAACCCCAGTTGCAGCAGAGTACACTTGTGTCATGGGGCCGCTGTCATCAGAATTCATGGCATCGTCAACAAGTTTATTCATGCCTAAGATGGCAGCGCCACCTATAGCAACGCCAGCTAAAACCTTGACTAACCCAACGCCTGTCATACCTTGTAAGATTGCCATAGCAGCTGAAACCCCCATTACAGCTGTGCGTATCAGTTTAAAAGCTTTTAGTGCTTGTGCTATACCAATCATTAATGTTCCACCAGCTAAGAAGATAGCTCCAAATTTAACAAAGGCATCAACCATTTCGGGATGTTCGGATAACCATGCCATTGCAGGTTTTAGTTTTTCGGTTAGAGAGTTTATAAGTTCGGTGATTTTGGGCATGACCGTTTCGGCGATAGTTGCCCCAATGCCTTGCATGGCAGTTGTCAGGCGTTCTTTACTATCCTGAAATTTCTCAGCCGCAGCTGCTGACTCATCGCTGTATACCACGTTTAGTTCGTGGGCTTCTTGCCGTAGAGAAGCAATGCCTGCCTGACCTTCAGCGAGTAGAGGCAGCATGTTAGTGCCTGATTTACCAAACAAATCCTGTGCGAGTGTTGTTTTCAAGGTCTGGTCTTCCATATCGGCTAAGGCGTAAGCGATAGTCCAGAACTGCTCTTCTGGTGCCATATCCCTGATGGCGGTAACATTCAAACCAAGGGCGTCAAAATTATCTATCATGGCCTTGGACCCGCTATTGGCATCTATGATGGCCTTACTCATTTTTTTGGTAGCTGTTTCAAGGTCATCTAGACTGGCACCACTCATACCCGCCGCGTATTTCAACTCTGAAAGAGATTCAGCACCGAAACCGGTTCGTTTTGACATTTTGGCTATCTCATCGCCAGCTTCAGAGTATTTATCTACCAGTAAGCCAAGCGAACCAAGCATAGCTCCGCCGACAGCTGCAAATTTGAGTCCCAGTTTCTGGAAATTCTGACCAGTAGAATCAACTGAGCGTTGGAGTTTACCGAGGGATTTATCGACGCCCTGCATTTTATCAGCGAAATCAGTGGTATTGGCGCTTAAAGTGACGAATAAGTTAGCTATTTCACTGGCCATAATTTAGACCTCGTTCCCGTTATATACGGTATTCAAGAGTTTAATTTGAGCAAGCATCTGCTCAGGTGTCATTTTCGTCGGATTTTTTTGAGGCATGAAATCAGCTGGAGTGTAGGGTTTGGTATGTTTTTTGGGGTCTCGATTAATGTTTGCTAAGACTGAGCATATTAGACCTGCCCGGTAATCCTGCCATTCCATGTTGATGCGGTGGTGCTTTAGTAGAGCAGCGTATTCCTTCAATGTTAGCCGCCAGAACTGGTCTTCTGTAAGATGGAGGTCATAGCGGGCCGTGGCCCACAATTCCAGCCAGACTAACGGCTTGGAGCTTCCCCCTGGCTTACTTCACTTTCCACTTCGGGCATAGCAGCGGTGAAGGCTGCCACTAACCGAGTGTTAATCTCTGCCAAATTTTGGGGAGTAACCATTCCTCCCACAGACTCCAACGTAAGGTTCTTGTCCTCATAGCGGAGGCAAGCCCAGAGTAGCGCTCGTAAATCACGAGCAGACATATCCGAGCCGATTTTAAACACACTCTTACCGGTAGCTTCTTCAAATAAAGCCATGGCATTTAAATCTAGCCGCAGGTTACGGAGTTTATCCAGGGTAATAGGTGTACCCTTTACTATTTCAGTCATAATTTTATCCTTAACTCGCTCTGCTGAGATAGATTGTGTAAGTCTTGGGGGCCTTGCCGGTCTCAGTTACTACGATAGTAATAACGGTTACGCTGCCAGCTGCACCCAAAGTTATCGCGCTGGATGCAATACCAGTAGCAACCACGTTACCATTGATTGTTATTACCCCGGTTAAGGCGGTAGGTGTGACTGTGACCGAAGTTATACCATTCAATACAGTAGCTACATAGGTGTATTTATCTCCGGTCGGGACAGGTGTAATTACTGCGCTTTCCGATATAGCAAAATACGGGGTGGTCAATCCATCAGATATACTTATTCCGAGGGTAGGTTTGCCGGTTATTTTAACGGCAGCATTAAATGCTAATTTGCCATCAAATGGCGCTTGGTTTTCTATCTTGGTGACGATACCAGAAAAAGACCAGGTCGCGATGTTGCCAGGGAATGTAATTACAAATGTTTGTGAATTGCCTTCGTTAAAGTCGGATATCAAACCAACTTGTCCGTTCGTATCCCCAGGGATAAAGCTTCCCTCGAGCGATATTTCGCCTCCATCTTTCAGCCCTTGAATATACTCCCTGAACCCATTCTCAGATTGATGATGAGTTACCTCAATTGTGTCTGCTGACATGGCTGGGCCATTAATGCCAGTCAATTCGGCGATGGTGTTGCCAGCCCGAGCAAGGGTAGTACCATAAGCCTTTATTGCCTCTACCATTGTGTTAACTCCTTTCTACTCTTTATATGAAATCATGTAATCACTGATACTGACGTATAATTCTGAGTTGTCATCATGACTGTCCAATTCGGTGTCACAGAAAGCTGAATACACAATCTCTGTACCAATAGCCCCGCGGTAACCACTTAGAGCATCCCGTAACTGCTTGGCAATACTCTTGGTGGTTGCATAGGAGTCGGTACAAATGTTTATTTGATATCGGGCTTCAACTATTCCAGAGACACCAGAGTGCGAATATGCTCTGGGTGCGGATATGAGGGTGTATACCAAGTAAGGTTGAGTAATGTCTTGGGGGGCAATAACCGCATATATGCGGTTAGTAACAAGCGATACGTTGGCTTTTAGCCATGTCACAAACGATGTTTCAAAGCTCATTTGGCGACACTCTCTATCTGTTTTTCCAGGCCGGTCTTTATCTGATTAAGGGCTTTGTCTCTGGTTGTATCCCAAGCCGGACGAAAGTAAGGCTTGGCTGGCATAGGGCCAAAATAACGGCCTTTATGTTTCCCTTTTTTGGCGTACCTGCCAGCGCTTCCAAACTCCACAATATGGGCATGTGGGGCTTTCTTGCGGTCGATGCCAGCAATAGATGGGGCCGGTTTATAATTATCACGTCGTTTCAGCTTCTTGGCGATGACCGCTTTTTTCAATCGTCCAGTATCTATCGGTACCCGAGATTTAATTTCGGTTTTAACCATTTTGGCTGCATCAAAGAGAATCGGCTCTACTTTATCGGATTGTACGGATTTTGACAGTTTTAAAATAGTCTGTTGTAATTCTGCTTGTCCCTCTAATTTTATTTGCATTTAATCGAGGGCCTCTTTATAAAGCAACTGGAGTTCAATATTATGCTCTTTGGTGTTTATTATGGAGATAATGGTAAGTATCCGACTGCCGTATTTAACACGCATATTGGGTTCTACACCTGCTAGATAGCGCATATTGATAACCCCGGTAACATCAGCATTTACTTGCTTAGACTGGAATAGCCGATGGCCAGCGAGTGGTTCAATCGAAGCCCAAACAGTGGCAAAAGCCGCCCATGTCTGAGTAATTCCTCCAGCTGCATCTTGGTTCGTGGTGGGTTTTTCAATAGTTATTCGATGATTAAATTTGCCTATGTCCATGTCATGCCTCAAATCCCCAGTAATGAACCCTATATGAATCGCAGAGCCATTTGACGGTGAACGGTATTTGAGTTACCGAGGTGCCAATGTTGATTGGTTGGCGTTGCTCATACCAGTGCCCCACCAGTAGCAATATTGCATGTTTAAGGCCAGCAGGTACGTTTGCCTGATAGTCAGGGAGTTCACTATTTGATGGAGGATATCCGGCAATATAGTTGATGGTGATAGCACCAGTGGGTCTCAGACTAATTGATGGCCAGCTGTAACCGATAGCCGGTACGATTAGTCCCGGTTCGGTATCAGGGTTTACGACGTATTTTGAGACGTCAAGTATATATTCATTCCCTGCACTGTCGGTGTATTTAATATTGGTTACCGATTGTAAAGGCGCGCGAGGAAGCTTGATTTCATGGTTTGGCCAATTGCTGATTAGATATTCTAACGTCTGGGTGATGAGTGCTCGACCAGTGAGGTTTTCTACTGCTTCGCGGGCGGATTTAATCAGTGAATTTATATAATTGTCTTCGGTTGAACTGTCGACTCTGAGGTGTATTTTGGTCTCTGCCAAATTCACAGGTTCTACGGTGGGGGCAGTTATTATTTTTAAGGCCATCTTTAATACCTCGCTTGATACTGATGTGCACCAGCATTGCAGTTTCATCTGGATAAAGGTTGGTTGTTTCAAACAGAATATTTTTATGCATGATTGACTCCCGCCGGGGAGTAGAAGGAATTGCCACCCCCCGGCGATTAAGCTTAATAGTGGGCAGAGGCTGAGACAACCTGGGTAGGTGTAACCTCAGCATCTCCCCGGATTGTGGCAATAGAGGCCACAGTGTTAGCTGTGGTTGTGACTTTCGCAGCTACATAAATGAATCCATTGTTATGGTCGAGACCGTCGGTATTCACTTCAACATAGGCGATGGCTTTTGTAGTTGCCAGGGTAACAGTACCGGCATTCTCTGTTTTATCCAGAGTTACCAGAGTATCTCCGGGGTTAGTGGCTGTGACAGTGACTACTGCACTTGCCGCACTGGCAGTTACCCCAGGTACGCCATAGGTGGCATGGTTGATACAAGCTACCAGCCCTGCCGCATCTGCAAATTCTTGTTTAGTAGTATCGGTAGCGGCCGCCTTAGTAAAACTAACGCCGTTGATGGTAATAACATCAGTATTTGCGACCGATGCCAGGTCTATGGTGCCGGCTACTACCTCGGTGTTAGCTGTGATTGTAGCCTTGGCCAACTGACCTGCAGTGGTCGGTATCCCTTTGGCATCAGTGCCTGTAGCAGATTTAGCTTGCAATAATTCAACGATAGCGGTTTTAGTGGCTGCCATTGCACCTACTACCAGTAAAACCAGCACCAGACCGTACCCGCTTAATTTGTAATAAGCACCAGTTGCATTGGTGTTATTAAGAGCCTGGGGTACCAGACCAATATCAATTTTGGTTTTATCAGTTAACCTCATTCAATTCCTCTCTTTGTTAGTCACTGGGGGCGGTAATTCCACCCCCAGTGTTTGTTGTTTATTGGAGTACTACAAAGGGGCTCACAGTGGTAGTTCCATCCTCCAACTGGACAGGGGCAGTAAGCCACGGTTGTCCATCCACAGTTCGGTAAGCCTTGATGACGGTTTTGTTGCTGGTAAACAAGGGGGCATTGCTAGCCTCAACAGCTATGCCGAATCCATCCTTAATCAGGTAATATTCCAGGTCCACCAGTACGAGGTCTCCCGCACTACCAAGGACCGGACTGCGAGGGTTAATAAATACAGGGATGCCGAGCAGACTGCCGGGTAGTCCATCAACTGCATTCGGCAGCCAGATGAGGTTGTTCGCCTCATCTTTCATGGTCATCAGTTTAGGCAGGATTGTCTGAGAGGCAATCCAAAGATAGCGGCCACCAAAAAGACAGGCAGCGAACATATTACGGATATCAGCGAACACAACATCACTACTGGTGGTACGGGTAATAGTCTTGGTGGAAGCATGCCCGATAATTCCGGTGGGTTTTCCTACACCATTACCGCGCAAGAAAGCATAGTCTTCGCTACCGATAATGGCTGATCTGAGCATACCAGTCAGAGTAGCAGAAACCTTGGGCGCATTCCTCAGCAAGCGATCAGTTACCGGAATATACGCAGCGACTTCGCTGGGGTTGAGGGTGATTTCTTTGAATTTCATGCCAGTTTCTGGTTTAGTGCCACCTTCAGATATCCAGCTGACAGTTACACCCCCATAAACGCCGTAAGAACCGGAGTGGTCAATGGCAGGCATGGATATTGATGCATCAGGCTGGGCACTGTCAGCAGGGATAACCCGGGCACGAGGGCGGAAAATACCATCCGCGGGCTTGACTGCCAGAAGTTCATCTAGATACTGCGGAGGTACAAGTACGCCACCGTCAGCAGCCGCACCCGTGGTCTGGGCTCGGGTAAGGCGAGAATCACGAGGATTGGCGATGGCTGCCTGAATGAACTCGCCGAAGTTACGGAATCCAGTCTCATTGGTGGGTTTGTTGTCAGATTTACCGACAGACATCTCCATTTGCTGAAGTTCCACAGTGCGGGTAATGAGATCACCCAAGGATTTGATGTCACCCATTAGCTTATCAGCGTCTTCCCGTTCCTTGTCGGTCAATCCCCGGGTTTCTTTAGTTGCCAGAGCTAATAGGGCTTCAGATTGAGCAATCAATTCAGCCTTGCGTTTGTTTAGGGTTTCAACATTGGTCATTTGAGTATTCTCCTTTTAATTTAGGTTAATATCTATCCGTACTTTACGAGTTCTAATTGCCGGCGGAGTATTTCCACCTCAGCCACACACCCGTCAGTGCGAGAGCCCGGTTGAACCGGATGTTCCTCTTTGGGCAAATAACTCCTTAGTACGTTAATAGCAGTATTCAAGTTGTCATAATCAGTTTGGGTGAGGGGTATTTGATGGCTGGTTCGGGTGATGATGGTAGACAGGTTGTTATAGTCTATGCCTGCTTCTGTCAGGGCTGACCGGACAGATACATCTGTCTGAGGATATGCAGGGTAAGTCACCGGTGACACATCAAACAGTTCTACCTCAACCAGTGTTCGGAGGCTGTTATCATTATCCCAGTGGTCTTTAATCACATGGAATCCGAATGACATTTGCGAGACGTCACCGCGTTTGATGGATACCATTAGATCCCTGGCCCACTGAGTATCCGGCGGGTCAATTTCAATTGAAAGGCCTTTTTCATCCTCGACTAAACGGAGAGTATCGCTCTTATTTCTCCCCAGTACATAGTTTGGGTCATGATTCCAGAGTGCTCGAATATCTGATTTCGTAATTGTTTTCGCAAATGCGCCAGGCAGAATTTGCTCGCGAAATCCCACTAAGGCAACGCTTTGTTTGTTAAAGACAGCGGCATGGCCTTTAATCTTGGGAGTGCCTTCGGAGTCAGCCTCTGCCCTGAGTTCGGTTACATCGTAACTACGGGTTACATATTCGGGTTTAGTTTTAGGCATACCAATCCTCCAATAATGCTGTTTCGGTGTTTGTTATAACTTGGCATCTGTTTATCTTCCATGTGTCAATTAACATTGCTAAAGAATTAGTCTCAGTGGCCGTGGTAATCTGGCTTTTAGAATCTTCAACATACCGACGGGTGAATTCACTGACATATTCCTCTGGTAGTCTAAGTCCACTGCATGCAAATTTCACCGCGATGTAATCTGGCAAGTCTCGGTAGTAGTCGTCTATCCATTGAGTCAGGGTTTGGCCAGAGTATTTTTTAACTGCTCGTGCGAGTTTGATTGTTTCTCGCTCAGCAATCTGAGAGATGACGGCCGCAAGTACGGAGCGATTGTTACTTGTTTTCTGATCAGGCTCTTTTAATGGCGTGCCAGCTGGTATCATATTCAAGGGGACAAGGTATTCATCTCCACCCTTAATCGGGTTCATATTTTCAAGTGACCGGATATCGTTTGCAGATAACCAGCCCCATTGTCTGCCGATAGCGTAGGACTCGTAGCGGCTCTTTGTATCCCCCCGCAGGAGGCCGTCAACTACGAATTCAGCGAAGTAATCATCGCCGAGCGTCCACATGAGCTTGCGGTTGATTTCCTGTTCCCAATTCACGAACCACGGCCTCATGGTGTGAACCACAAATTCTATGGCCTGATGCTCGATGTTTGAGAATGTTGCCTTTGAGAGGTCTCCTATCATGTGAGGAGGTACGTTGAATATTCGAGCGATATCGGTTACCTGAAATTGCCTGAGCTCAAGAAACTGTGCATCTTCAGGAGGGATACCAATTTTTTCAAATTTCATACCCTCCTCAAGTAAAATAGCTCTGTGGGCTTTAGATAAACCTTCATAACCTTCAGCGAGGGTTTTTGTCAGGTTAGCTCGGGTCTTATCGTTTAGTTGACCAGGGTGGGTAAAAAATCCACCGATATTAGTCCCTTGCCCAAAAAACCTTGAACCGAATTCCTCTGCTGAAAGTGAAAGCCCGATAGCTTCTCTGGCATATGCGATGGGGGACAAACCATGTACTCCATCAGTAGTCAATCCCATAAAATGGAGCATTCGGTATGGAGGTATATTTTTAATTTGTCCATCCGGTAAGGTGACTTTGTAATACAGTTCTTTTGATTGTGTTCGAGACGGTTCACAATGCCAGGGTGGTATAGGCCAGAGGCCCACCGGATTACCCCAGTTATCAAATTCAATTTCTGCATAACCATTGCCCCAGAGTAGTAGGTGAGTTTGAAGTAAGGAACGGAATGTGAAAGAGGTTTGTTCGGGGTTGGGGCTATCGTGGAGAAGCTTATGAAGATTAATACCCCCAGCTCTTTGTTTACCTCGTTCCATACGCTGGTACACAACGAGAGGTAGTCCTGCCAATGTCCACGACAAGAGCCTTACAGATGACCAGACGGCTGTGACTCTTAGGGAGGTTTGCTCTGTGACGTTCACTCCGGAGTATGCCATAGCATAATGGTTCCAATATCGTGGGTCGGTGATGTTTACGCCTTCAGAGCGGCGGGTTATACCAGACAATAGCTGTTTTACCCTGAATATAGGGTTAGCCATATAGTCCTCCTGGGGATAATAGTCAGTGGTTAAAGGTCAAATGAAATGACGCCACGATTTTCATAGACTGAGTGAGGCGTAATATTTTCGTGTTTAATTGCTCTATCGAGGGCCATGATTAGTGCAACCATGCCGTCTATTCTCCCAGTGGCTTTTTGTTTGTTAGGCTTGAGGTTATCGTTAGAGTCTCGATAGACCATCATATTGTCTGCATTCCAGCGCAACACTGGATGCCCGCCGTGTTTAAGTTTTCCGCTCAGAGTGATGTTCATTAATTCTTTGGTGGGCGGTGACATGTTTTTAACGCTCTGAGAGAAAGGGACCATGGTATAGCCCTTATCCGTAAGGTCCTGGCTTAGCCGGCAGGCGTTCCAGTTATCAAAGGCAATTTCTCTGATGTGGTATATCTCTGCCAACTCGTCAATAGTGGCTTCAACGGCAGTGTAGTCGATGATGTTGCCGGCTGTTGCATGGATTAATCCCTGTTTTAACCATAGCGGATAGGGAACCCTGTCGCGTTTGGCCGCCTCATGGATGTTATCAAGAGGTATCCAGAAGTGCGGTATGACTTGAAATCCGCCTTCTCCATTCGGGAATACTAGGACTAGAGCGGTCAGGTCTGTGGTACTGGCCAGATCTAACCCAGCATAACAATCCTGCCCGTCCAATTCTTTCAGGGCAAAGGGCGCACCGCATGTGTCCCATTTATCCATAGGGAGCCAACGCTCGTATGATGATACCCACTGGTTCAGATAGAGTTGGCGAAAGGTCATTTCAAGGGCTGGGGTTTCTTTTGCCCGCCGGTACATCTGCTTCATTTCATCAATAGAGCGGAATTCACCAAGCCCCGGGTTTGCTTTGTACCAGACAGACTCGTCTTCCCAATTGTCATCGTCAGTTGCCGCATAGATAACTGGCAGGAATGTATCGTCTTCAACTATTCCACTTAATATCTTCTGGGCGTAGTCATGTAGTTCCCAGCAGATGCTATTGCGGTCAACTCCAGCAGTGGTAATGGCGACTGTTAATGGTTGCCGTCTGGTACCACCTGAAGTAGTGAGTACATCCCAGAGCTCCCTATTTTTCTGAGTGTGCAGTTCGTCAAATATGATACCGTGAGCATTAAGACCATGCTTGGTATATGCTTCAGCTGAGAGGGTTTGATAGAACGAGTTGTTTCTGGGTATGATTATGCGTTTAACACTGTCTAGCACTTTAGACCGGGATAGAAGTGCAGGGTGGGTGCGAACCATGTGAGCGGCTTCATTAAATACCAGGGAAGCCTGTCCCCGGTCAGCTGCAGCCGAGTAGATTTCAGCACCGGCTTCACCGTCAGCAAACAAGAGGTAATTGGCAATAGCAGCAGCCAAAGTTGATTTTCCATTTTTTCGGGGTACTTCTATATAGCATGTACGATACTGCCTTGTGCCATCAGGGTTAAGGGTTCCAAAGAGCCGAGTTACTATATCTTTTTGCCATGCCATGAGTTTGAATGGCTGGCCTGCCCATTCTCCCTTGGTATGTTTCAGGTTCTCTATAAATGTGAGTGCCCTGTTTACCGCGTCTTGATTGATAATCATTCATCTATAAGCCAGCCTCTTTTAACATTTTGTCTACAGGGTCTTCGTCCTTCGGTTCACCCGGCAGTACTAGTCTGCTGCGCGAGGAAGGCGTCAATCCGAATTCAGAGCAGAACGCCTTGACTTGATTGAGCGAGTTACGGGCAATTTGCACTTCTGGCTTTACAGTACGCTTGAGTTGAAACGTTTTTGAATCATAATATTCGTAGGTAAAGCCCTTGCCCAATTCTTCTTCGGCAGTACGCCATCGGCTGTACGCTACGCAATAACCAGCCAAGGCTGCTCTATCAATCATGGTAATAACGCCCAATTTGGCAAGTTCCGGAACAATTCTTTTCCATTCTCGTTTTGCTTCGGTATCAAGCCATGATGGACAAGTGGGCGCACCAGTAGATGGTTTGATTTCCTTCTCTTTTCTTTTTCCCAAATTGAGACGAGAAGGATTGCCGTTTAACTCGTGTATTTTAGTCGGTTTGGGTTTTCTACCTCTTGTTGTCATATTTCATTTCCGATTTTCGAATTTCCCGAATTCTTGCGCGAAGGTTCGGCCTGCGGTCTCCGTGTTTTAAGCTGTAGAGAATTGACTCCCCCTGCCCCTGTGGTGTTCTACATTTAGATTATCGAGGTTTATTTCCAAATCCGTAGTTTTCTCTAATAGTCTTGCGGCTATGACAGGCGTGGCAGAGGGAACGAAGGTTATTCACTGACAAGTTGTGTACATTACCATCTATGTGGTCTACATCAGTGGCCGCCACCACCAACCCCGCCCCCAAACAATCAGAGCATAGGGGGTCTTGTTTCAATTTGCATATACGTATCGCTTGCCATTGCCTCCCATACCCTCGCTTGGAAGCACTGCCTCTGTCCTTATCGTATTGGGATTTCTTTAACTGTTCTTGAGGGGGTACCCCTTGTTGCTCATGATGATGATGGGGGCAGTATCTTTTTAGAGTTAGTTCCGGACACCCGGGGTGGGCACATGGATGCGGTAGCTTATATGGCATAACTGCCTCAAATTTATAAATATAACAAAACTTATTGCGTAACTATGCCTCTTGGCGGATAATCTAAAAAGCTCTAAAGGGAGGATAACAGTATGTTGTGGTGGTGGATTGGTCTTTATATCCTTGTTATTGCTATTCCGTCAGTTCTGGTCTTAACAAGACGTATTCATCTATCAATTGCGACTATTCTTGCTTGCATATTTTTCGTTGTTGCTACGGTTTTTATCGCTAATCGCAGTGGTGAGGTTTTTTGGAATTTTGTTCTTGGGCACATTGTGATAATCGCCGCTTTATTGACAGTAGCAGTTGTTATTTTATATTTTATTTTCAAGGGAACAGAAGATCATAGGATGACCTTGGGCGAAGAAATGGAAGATGTTGGCGAACGCCTTAAACACCTTGGCAATCGTCTTGGGGGTTAATCATTAAATTATTGTTATGTATGCCCCGGCATCTTTCGGCTGCAAACTCGCAGTATTTGTCTATTAGTTCTATTCCAATGCAGTGACGGCCATGTTTCTTGGCAACCGCGGCTGTTGTACCACCGCCCAGGAAAGGGTCGAGTATAACATCACCGGGCTTTGATTTGGGTAGCAAAAGCTTCTCTATGATATCCGGACTTTTGGGAGTGGGGTGTTCGCCGAATTTGGGTATTACTTTACGGGCGGATATCACATTACCCCGGCAGTGGCCTTCTGATTTGATGCCTTTGCCCTTATAGAGTTGAAAGATGGTTTCATACTGGAAGCGCCAGTCCCAGCCGAGGCCGGGGTATAACTTATCCCAGATTATGAGGTTCTTAACGACTACCTGTGGTTTGAGTTTTATGAATTCCAGCCAGACCTGAGCTATAAGAGGCTTCTGGCTACCACCTGAGCAGAACCAGTAGATTTCGGCATCATCCTTCAGAAGCCGGACCAGCTCCGGGATAACCTGTTGAATCAGCTGGGCTACATTGTCAAAGGACTTATCGTTGGCTATCTTTTCTGCACCTTTGCCACGGCCGTGAAAATCTATACCGTAAGGCGGGTCAGTTATTACGAGGTCTATGCTTTTCGAGGGGAGTTCTTTTAGGATTTCAATGCAGTTACCGTTGAAAATACTGACAAAGTCGTCCTGATAGTATAGTGTCATTTTCCTCCAATCTATTCAGTTATTTTCAAGTCGGGGGGGGAATTGGACACTACATCACTCGTCTCACTCACTCGTTTTTGCCCAAATAAAAAAGCCGGTATCTCTACCAGCCTCTAATCACACGTATCCGTACAATGTCAATATATAATTAAAGCTAAAATCTGTCAAGTGATCATAAAAAGTTCCGCAGCTTACGTTTGAAGTGCGGAACTTTTTGACAATTTGATTATTAATGCTTGACTCTTTGGGCATTTGGTTGGACAATTTTCTATGGAAATGAGGGAGGTGGGGTTATGAAAGGGATAAGGGAGCATTGGGATATGGCCATGGATATATGAGAAAGAATATGTTGCTTGTTCTGTCAATAGCATTATTTCTCATAATGGTTTTGCCAGAATATATAATCACTAGGATATCCGCAGCATCCACGCTTGTGCTTGTCGTTATTACAGCTTTCTATGCGCAATATGCGGGAAGACAGGCTAATATGGCAGAACAAGCGAATATTCTCCGGGTCAAGCCAAGAGTTCTGGTGACTCAGCACCATTCTTCAGGCGATTGGCCAGCAACGAACAGATACCCTTATAAAATTGTGCTTAATTTTGCGAATCGTGGGAATGGTATAGCTAGATTGAAGCAGTTTCAATTAGGAAACGAAGAAGTATCCTATGATATTACATATAAACCTCTTTATTTGATACAAGAGCAAAGTGATCAGGTTATTTTTGATATCGTGCAGACAAAAGGCATTTTGGGCGATGTTAGGCAAGCTAAGGACCTAAGCGTAATAGTGCATTATACTGATGAGTTAAATAATCCGTACAAAAGTGAAGCGACTATTAGTATTTATTTTTCGGCCATGGGCACTAATAATGCACATAGTTTAATGCTTAGAGAAATCGTATCAATTGGAGAGGTTGTTAAAAATAATGGGTAAAATAGATTATTCCAATCTTGATCATAAGATGTACTTCGAATTGAAAAGTAATCATTACGGTAAAGGGCCATATCATTTTAAAAATTCAGTGTTAAGTTGCAATGCTGGTTTGGCGATTTCTAATCGCTATTCACATGGATATAAAGAGATAATTGTTGATTTAACCCAAACACACAATACCGGAATGCTTTGGGCTGCACATTTTATACCATGGAAAAGATTATGGATGCCGGGTACGGATAATAGTGAAATAGGTATTTGTAGTAGGTGTTTTAAAAAGTTGGAAGATTATGTTTGGGCTGAGCTAAATGTACCGGAAGAGAAACTTAGGAGGCTTCTTGAGGAAAATGAGAGATTATTGCATGAGGCTATTACTTCCTGGCCCAATTAATCAAGACTAGTGTGATAAATTTGTTGATTTAGAATGGCTAAAAAATCTCTCAAATTGTGGGATAATATCAACTGTAATATCTGTATATATTTTACGTAGGTCAGTGTAGTTCAGGACTAAGCCATCATCTTTACTGCCGAACTGGATATCAAATATTGGGCTTGGTGCTGACGTCATTTTAGTCATCACTGATATAGGTAGCCATACGTAAACGATGCCATTATGAACCTCTGTTTTAATTGGCTTTACATCCTTAGGGATGTAACTATCTAATACTGTTCCTATATTTGGAATTACTCTGTGTTTATCAATGTTCCATAACTTGTTGAGTTTCCAAAGGGAATTTTGTTTAAAGTTATCTCCATCATTGTAAGGTTGAAGTGTTTCAATTAATTTAATTGCTTCTGGGTGGATTCCACAAGTTGAGTATTTTATAAGTTTCCTTGTATCCGGATCATTGGTTTCAGAGACTGGGAAACAGATATGTTTGTTTGGGTTATGCGTAGAGGATAACGCCAGTTGCCATACGAGATTATCTAAGGAAGACCGTAAATTGTGAGTAAATTCACCGACAATGATACCAAATCGCGTATCAATCTTAGGACAATAAGTTTTTAATATACATAAATGATTTTCCTGATCTTCTTCTATTACAACACGTGGTGGGTTATTTTGGATAAAACTCGACATTTGAGATAAAAGGGAATCAAGATGTTCTTTGGCTCTTTGTAGTTTAGGATTAATATTTGCTAAACTTGGAGTCATAATATTACCTCTAGCTTAATTAAATGCCGCACTATGTATGAAAAACAAAATTTTTAAAAGTATTTCGTTTTCTTTTCCATCCGCTAACATATTTTAACACACGCTCAACCCGTTTCCACATATTAAATTCGTCTAATTTGAACGCTTGAGCCACAATTTCAGGCCTTTCGCCCCAAGCATACAAAGCCTTGACCATGAATCCATCAGAGCCACAAGCATTCAAGCGGGCTTCTATTTCGGCGGCTATCTGGCAGGGGGTTTCAAAGAAAGCTGAATGCCTCTGTGTTCGGTTACCGCCTACATAACCGGACTCTTTGTGGTTTGCTGGCCAGATGCCCTCTCTTAGCAGGCTAAGGTGCTTTAAAAGCCACTCTATCTGCCCGCGCTTAAAAGTAATCTCTCTGGGTGCCCACCATTCCTCTTGGACTACCATGAAGCTTGCCTTCGGGTATGCTGGGGTGGCTGTCGCATGAGATGGTCTATTTCCGAAACTGATTCAATTTCAATTGGAGGTGAAGGTATTTTCCAGTCGGGCCTATTTAAAGTTTTAAGCTTTTCCTGAATTTCAGACGTCAAGCAAAACCAGATAGGGCAGTGCAGATAACGCTCCCCAGTTATCATCCGAGTCATATTGCCTCCTTATTTTCCCAAATAAAAAAGCAGGACACGCCCTTTCGGGAATGTCCTGCTCAGTTCTTCTGTTAGGACTTAGTTATTCAGTTTTAGTTCTTAGCTGGTTCTATTACTGTGTCTTCAGTTGTGCAGATCCTGTAGACAGTTCCATTGCGGATGCAGATTTTAACTTCTCCAAATCCTGACTCTTTTACAGCCTGGACTTTCTGCATTATAAGTTCTGTTTCTTTGTGTGTAAACTCCTTCAAGTTTTACCTGCTCGGATTATAACATTAATCGTAAGTTTTACTAAGAGGTACCTGTCACCTAAAATATTGATGCCTGATATTTCGTAAACGCTTCAAAGTTACTGAATATTCGGGTCAACTCGTTATCCCGTATCCCGGCAACCCACCATTCTTTTGTGGACGGTCTCCACTCACGGTCAATCACTGGTATTCGTTTGATTGCATTTATAGCCTCAAGATTGTATTCAAATTGTAGACAATAACCTGGGCGGCCAATAGCATCCCCTGCTTGATAACAACTTCTAAGTATCGGCATCATCCGACTCCACTGTAAGTTCAATACGAGGATTGCCAAATCGCTTAGTGCCCTGAATACTTGTTATCTGGCTATCGTCAGCCCACAGAACGCCATTACAGGCATCACACAACAGCTTCAGGTAATTATCTATATCCGGTTTGGTAACTGGCTGGATTACCCGTTTGGCAGCACTTGCGGGCCGTTGGCGGTAGAATACAGCCGTCAGTTTTAACGGCTGGCCAGTACCAAAAGGCGGCTCATGGAATTCCTGAACAAGGGTGTACCGGATATATGCCTCGGCGTTGATTGTTTTGTCCGGGGTATATGCTCCAAATCGCCCCAGTCTCGGTCTGCCCTTGGCCACCGGTTCCATGTAGATGATGTGGGTTATTTTCATTCAGGTAACTCCCACACCAGCCAGTATTTCCACCAGCTGAACCATGTCCGGAGTGCTGCCATCTATTTCGGTTGGGTAACGGCAGATGAAAGATTTTAAGTCAGCCTTATGCACGTGATATGAACTGCCTATGAATTGACCTTTCAAAGCTTTGGTTTCAATCCAGTGTCTTACCCGATAGGTCGGTACACCCAAGGCAAGACTGATATCCTCCAGCCCGTAATAGTCCGGGTCAATGTTTCGGTTATATCCCGCCTCAGTTACATATTTCCGCACAATCCAATTGCTACGACCAATCTCAGCTGATATTTCGGCATTGCTCCTACCCTGCTTGGCTAGCTTGATTATAGTCTGGATATCTTTTTTTGATAGACGGGAACGGCGTTTACAGATACCAAGTTTCCATGCTTGGTTTTGGATTTGACGCTCTGTTCTGCCAATCTCTTTTGCCAGTAAGGTAGTTATGTCCATGTCTCCCGTATATTTGAGTTTAATCAGGTCATTAGTTTCCTTTGACCATCGGTGGTAGTTTTTAGTTATCGTTTGTATCATCTCATCACCATGTGATCGAAACGTTGGTTTTTATATCTATCCTGAGGGTTTTCGTTTGATGGAGGGTCAGCTTTATTTTTGGGTTTTGCCTTAAATCCGTTTACGTTCCAATTCTCAAGTATTGAGTTGATATAATTGGCTTTACGTACACCCGCAAGAACTGCTTCTCGGATAGCCTCAATAATCCACTCCGAAGGGAAATTATCGGCCCAGTCTCGGATACCATCAGCAATTAATGGCGTTATCTGGCCTATATTGGCTTCGTAATGCCGGCAAATTTTGCCGAATGATTCGCCTGCCATCTGGACGACAGGCGGCTCGGGAAAATTGTTTAAAATTGGTGGATTGTTGGTTGCCCCGGAGATTATCTCTCCTGTTTCAGTATCAACAAAATCCGTTATCCCACTATTATCAACAACAACACCAGTGGCTAACCCCTTGGGGGGTAGGGGGGTATTATTTAGTTTACTATTGTTTACTTTACTTTTATTTACTTTACTTTGTCGGTTATGGGCTGTAGTTAATGCTGATAACTCCCCCTTGGCGGGGTTATTGGGTGTAGAAACGAGGTTATTATCTGTAGAAACTGGCTTTTGAGGTACTTCACACCGTCTATTTGTATATACTCCTGCCAGATTATCAATTAATTTTTGACACCATATAATGCGACTGTTGACCCATAATTCCTTATCAATGGCCTCAATATCTGCTAAGAGGCTCATCAATTCCTCTGAATCTACAGGTGGAAACCCCGTTATGGCCAGTAGTAACTCCCACTTGACGGGGTTTCTACAGTCAATAAAGTGACCATCGGTGGAGCATAACCTCTCTAAGAGTTTGAACCAAAAAGCATAACCATCATTCCCCCAGCGTCGTTGCAGGATAGTTAAGGTATCTCCGCTGCTAGCATTCGCATCGTGAGGGAAATAGTCCACTGTTTGTTTTGTTGGTCTCGCCATTATTCTGTTACCTTCTTGTTAATTAGGTCAGCGGGGGCGGAGGGGGACGCCCCGCTGACCTTTAAAATTAGGGAAGTTATCTAGTTGGTCTGTACCCTTGTTTACCGGCTTCGATTAATAGTATTTCGGCCTGATCATGGGTGAGCTCAGCGGCTGACTTGGCGGTTATACCCAGCTGCTTAACAGTGGTTGACATATCAAAGCCTAGGTCTTTTAGTTCCTTGAGCTGTTCCGTTTGTGCCCGGCTGATTTTCTCGGGCTGGACTATTACCGGTTTTGCAGGTGTTTCTTTAGGAGTATCGATTACCCCGTTATCGACCAAGTCTTCAACGTCCTGGGTAAAGACATTACTTAGGCGACCAGCTGAAAGGGCAGCATCAACTAGCGCTCGTTTCTTGGCCATCTTGAGGATGGTATTGACCTGGCTGTAGATGTCATCGTTCTCTATGCGGCCCTGTTCTTGGTTTTCAATGGCTGGGTCACCGTCATTAAACTTGGCGCCGCAGCCGCCTTGCTTCTTATGGCAAATCCAGCCGCCACCCCATTCAGCCTTACCCTTTATGATTGACTCAGAACCGCAACTGGGGCAAAAGCGTTTTGCAGTTCGCCAGCGGTACTTGGATTCCATGCTATTGCATTCACCCAGACCTTCCGAAACCACAACACCGTTTGCAACATTGGTTAGAGTGCATTTAATCAGGTAGCGGAAGAAAGGTTTCTCCCAATTCTCCAGCCGGTCATCAATCTCGTATTGGTCAGCCAGCCCTAGAAGTTTAGCTATCTTTTCAGCACCTGGTTTAAGCAGGGTTGGCTTTTGGGTACCGGGGATAACACCATAGTCCTGACCGGGTACCATGTTTGCTCGGACAACCACTTGAAAGTGATTGATAGCCTGTAAGTCATTTAAAAATACTTGCTCATCTGGCAAAGCCAGAGCGGTATCATTGTGTATAGCTAATGTCATTTAGACCTCCGCCATTTCAATATTTCGGGTGTTTCCCAAAGCCAGATCAAAAGCTGATTGAGGTGTGCCGATGGTGATATGTACCGGTATAGGTTGCCCAACCAGATTAATAATGCGGGCTATATCTGTCGGGGGTATTACAGCCTCTATCTGAAGTTTGGTGACCAGCACCGGATCTTCGTCCTTTTGTTCCACCATCTGGACAGAAGTCTTAATGTTTCGTACATTCCGGATATTTATTTCTATTTTCATTAGTTATTCTCCGCTGCGTATTATGTAGGCGTACTTTTCTTGGCTTTCACCTACTATGATGGGTTGTATTTCAGGGTCTACCAGCCCACCTTTTATAAGACCGGCTAATTTCTTTTCATTAACCGTCTCTTCGATTAAAGCGTTGGCATATTCTGATAAGTGCAGGCGAACCAGATCTGGTGAAAAAGTGTAAGTGATTCGGCATTGTTTTATGGCGTATTCGCAGTCTTCCTGGTCTTGGTAACTGCCATGTTCGTCAATGGCTTTTTTAATAGTTTCATCGAGGGCTTTCAGGTCAGCTTCCATTTTATCTAAGCCCATAGCTTCCCTTGCCCCACTGATGAGACCTAACATGCAACGTCGCTGAAATATCAATTCAGCCACTGGTAAAGGATTGGTAAGGTTTACGGCACTCAATGTGTAGTCCGGGTTTTTAGTTTTTTCGGTTGCCACCGGTTAGCCTCCTCAAGTTTGCAGCAATTTGGGGTATTGGAGTATCACCGAATAGGTGGATTAATATCGGGAGTTCTTTGTCTTTGCATGATAAACAATTCTGCATTTGGGCCTCCGTTGTATTTTTTGCCATTGCCAGTTAAAAGCAAATCCGAGAGCAAAACCGGCATATAGGCAGTAGAATAAAAATGCTAGTATTTCCATATGATGCCTCCTTGCGGCATTTTACCGCTCTGGATATAATGGGATTGGATAGGTACTGTTCAACTCATATCCTTTCCGCCGGAGAGTTGCTGCTCTCCGGCCTTTTTATCTTTCATGTAGGCTTTAACCACCTCTGATAACATCTCGTTAAACAATGCCTGCGGAAAGGGCTTATTGCCGTAGGTAACTTCCACCAGTTCCAACTCGCTGATGTCTGTAATGGCTTTCATTTAATACCCGCCAGTTCTGGTTTAGGCTTAGCTGGGCATGCGTTCCGTCTCTCTAGACAGGCAGATTTGTCATCGCATTCTCGCACCCAAACATCGCCTTGCCCGCCCAGATAGGCACTGTGGTAATTAACGTCATACCCTTTATGATTGCACCAGTGGCATTTAAGAGGCTTGGTCTGACGGACACGCTCACCACATTCATGAAGGTCAGCACAGGCTGTAATTTGGATTAAGCCTCGTCCCATGATGTACTGCCAGCGTTTGTAAACATGCTTATTGGTTATTCCACAGTAGGGGCAGGTGAGTTCTTTCATTTAAAAGCCTCCTTGACACGCTCAATGAAAGATGTCTTACGGGTTGGTCCATAAAGTTCCTCGTCTACAAATGGTTTCAATTCCGGGAAAGCATTAACTACACCTGTGTAAAATTTAAGTCCCGGTCGGATTCTACCGCTTCGCACATGGCTTAAGTATGAAGGGTCAACACCGATTGCTTTTGCCAATGCAGAAGCTGAGATAGACTTGCGTTTAGCGGTATGCCCTAATTCTGTGATGACTATATTCATATGGTAATTATAAACATAGAAATGACAATAGTCAATACTGTATTGACTAGAATATGGTATTGATTTTATTCATTACATAATGAGAAAATGTCATCAGGGGGTTTACGTAAATGGAAATAGGGGATAAAATAAAGGAACTTAGGGTACTAAAGGGTTTAAGTCAGAGGCAATTAGCCATAAAGGCGGAATTAGACCCTAGCTATATCAGTATTGTTGAAAGTGGTAAGAGATCTAATATTACGGTGGACGTCGCTCAAAGATTGGCGCGTATATTAGGTGTAAGTATTGAGGAATTGACTGGGGAGTCTAATATTAGCGCTCCGTCAAAATTGTCATCAGTCTTAAATGATTTAAAAGAGCAAATTAATAGATTGGAAAATTCTGAACAGTTTGAAGTATTAGAAGTCCAGATAATGGGTGTAATACCTGCTGGTATCCTATCCGTTGAAGAAGAAACTGACCTTGGGTCAGTTCATGTTACGAGAGATATGATTGGAGGGAAGATAGATAGAGTGTTTGCGTTGCGTGTGAACGGTGAAAGTCTGAGCGGTGATGATATCCATAGCGGTGATGCAGTAGTAGTGGATCCGGATGCGCCCTTGGTAGATGGCAAGATATACGCGGTTCGGATCGAGAATGAAGTTTGTGCCAGGCATGTGTATAAAGAAAATGGTTATATCCGGCTGGAAAGTTCTAATGGGGAGTTCAAACGTATAGAAGCTACCGGCGTAGAGATAATGGGACGTATAGTAGCTTCGGTTAAACAATTGAGACACTAGAGACTAATTGACAAACTGGAGAGTGCTATATGG